AGCACCAGGGCCAGCGTCGTCGGGTTAGACTTCAGCGAGTCTATGGTGCTGGTCGCGACCTTGCCTACCTCCTCGATGACCCCCGGGCTCATGTTCATCCTTCCTCTTCCCCGTCCAGCGCCTCCATCGCCGTCTTGAACACCTCGCGCGCTATGGCCAGCCCCCTCCTGGCCCTCTCCGGCGAGCCTCCCCCGTCCTTGACCCACGTCGAGAACAGGTGCTCGACCTGCTGCTTGTAGGCAGACTCGATCGCCTCCCGCTCCAGGCGGGCCCTCACCTCCTCGAAGAACGCCGGGAGGCTCACGCCGGAGGCTCCTGCAGCGGGCGCAGGTCGCAGATGCCCTCAGCGGCGTTCGCCCTGAGCAGGTCCAGGACCTCCTGCAGCGGTCGGTGGAGGGTGACGTTCCACGCCTGCGACTTGCCCTCCTGGCCCCAGAAGTATGAGAGACCGCACTGGGTGGCAGCGAGCGTCGGATCGCTGCCGAGCGACCACGCAGCTACCGCCAGCGTCCATCCGTCGTCTGTGATGATCACGATCATGGTATCTCCTCCCTCACTTCGGCAGCAGCACCGGGTAGGTCACCTCGACCTCGTCGTCGGTGCCCAGTCCCAGCGCCTCCATCAGGCCAGGGGACAAGTCGGCCGCGCGGTCAGTGTCGCCGTGCGGCCCCCAGTCGGCCGGCCAGGCCAGGGCCGTCTTGCCGCCGGCGCTGACGGCGGCGAGGTAGCCCCGCTGCGCCAGCATCTCCTTCGGGGTCTCGTCGTAGTCCCACCGGCAGGCGACGTAGAAGGTGTCCGGGTTCAGGCGGCGCGCCAGGCCCGTGGTCCCAGCCGGCTGCTCGTCGAGGAACAGGTGGGGCGCGTCGTCGTACTCGTACAAGAACGCCAGGCCCTCGCTCGGGCTGACGCCCTCGTCGTCAGGCCCGCCGAACCAGCTGCACTTGCCGGCGAAGCGAGCTGCGGCCTCGCCGCCGGCTGGCGGCGCGGGCTGCTCGACCTCCGGCGGCCGCTCCTCGCCCACCGAGGCGATGGCCATGCAGATCGCGTCGAAGTGGGTGTTGTAGTTCTTGGCGTCAGACGCCGAGTCGACGAAGCACGTCTCGATCAAGATCGCCGGCTCCTCCGTGCCGTTGAGGAAGGCCAGGTCGGTCCGCTTCTTGGGGCCGCGGTCGATGAAGTGGCCTGCCGCCGCGATGGCCGCGCTGACCTGCTCGGCCAGGCTGGCCTGGGTCAGGTACAGGACCTCGCAGCCCATCGGCTCCGGCGTCGTGATGTACGCGTTGAAGTGGACCGAGACGTCGAGGTCCCTGGTCTGCGAGTTGTGGTAGTCCACGATGGTGTCCAGGTTCTCCGACTGGGTCACGCTAGTGTTGTCGTGGAAGGTCTCGACCTGGTGGCCGGCCTCCCGCAGGTAGTCCGCCACGACGGTGACCACCCGCCTGGCCTCGTCCACCTCGTCGAGGTAGCCGCTGGCCCCGCGGACGTACTTGCCGTGGCCGCTCGAGATGACGATCTTGGCCATGGGCTCCTCCCTCAGTGGCTGATCCACGCGTTGCCGTTCCCGGCGGTGTTCGCTGGCGGGGTCAGCTTGGACGGCGTCAGCGCCGCCCCGGACGCGTCGCAGTTCCCGCCGTCCATGCACACGACGTCGTAGGTGCCGTTCCCGGTGAAGTTGGCAGCTCCCCCGCAGGCGGCGTAGCCGGCCGAGTTCCTGAGGCCAGCGCCCTGTGGGTTGGCCCCGTTGTTGCCGTTGTAGTGGAAGAGGGCGCCGTTAACCCAGGCAGACGAGCTGCCAGTCATGTACAGGCCGTTGTTCTGGTTGCCCTGGAACACGCACACCGCCGGGCCGTTCTCCTGAAGGTTGGCCGCGTTGAGGTAGACCCCGTCGCCGCCGTTCACGTTGGTGTAGACCCTGCCGCTGCCCCCGCTCGGTGAGTTGGAGATGGTCCCGCCCAGAGCGCTGATCCCGGCGCCGGCGTGGGAGACGCTGATGATGTCCCCGACGTGACCGATGAAGCCGCCCCACAGCACGATGCCAGTGTGGAGGCAGAACACGCAGCAGAACGCTGGGCCTCCTCTGATCTCCACGTCGCAGTCCAGGGCCACCAGGCCATACTGACCGAAACCGAAGCACGTCGTCACCTCGATGTACGTGTCAGCGTAGGCCACGATGCCGGTGGCACTGGTCTGATCTGACTGGCCAGCAGGGAGGCTCGGCGGGTTAGACTGGCTCCCGGTGATCAGGAGCTGGCTTATGGTCAAACCAGAGCCGTAGTTGACGAAGCCCTGACTGCCGTTGGAGAAGATCAGCTCAGTGGCGAAGCAGCCGTTGTGCAGCGGGCTCAGCTGCTGGTAGTCGTACGTCCCGTCTGACGCGTTGTGGGGGCCAGTGTACGAGAACATGTTCGGCGTGGGCGCCGCACCGGCCAGAGGCTGACCGATGATGGTGACCCTGTTCGAGTTCGGGTGGCGGACCTCAATCGGTGCGGTATAGGTCCAAGCCCCAGGAGCTATCTTGAACATGACGTCGCCGGTCTGGGTGATGATGTACTGGTCCAGCCAGCTCAGAGCCGCGTGCATGTCTGAGAAGTCTGCTCCGCTACCGTGGACGACCTTTTCAACATGCGTGGTGATGTACCGCTGAGCGAACATCGCGTTGAGCGCCCTCAGCAGCTGGGTGAGGTCGCCGTGGGTCGGGATCAGGGTCGGGTCGGCGGTCAGCTGCTGGGCGTTGATGATGACGTTGAGGATCTCGATCTGGTCCTCGTCGATCGAGGACGCCGGCGGGATCGACCCGGCCGTGCCCGTGGTCGGGTTGCCGTTGACGTACCGCTGGAAGGCGCTGCCGTCCGGCGGGTTGGGGCTCGGGATGGCGGGCTGGTCGGGGAGCCCGTACGGCTGGCTGTACTTCAAGTCACCCTCCTTCGTTCACGGCGTCCCCGCCATCGGGTCCATCGGCGTCATGCCAGAGTAGTCGAAGAACACGTTCGTGTGGGCGGGCTTCCACCGCCTGATCACGCACTCGAGGTCGAGCGCCAGGCCGATCGTGAGGTGGTGGTCCAGGCCGCACTGCCCCTTGCTGCACCGGAACCACGTCAGGCGAGACTGGTCCACGTGGACGAACCACGCGTACCTCAGCTCCGGCGGCCCGATCATGGCCGGCCAGTCAGACAAGCTGCCGTCGGCTTGGACCGTCCGGTTGTCACCGACCCGGTCGAAGCCACCGGGGACGGGGCCGCCGACCAGCGGGGCCGGCCCGCACAGCGTGAACGGCCGCCACTCCGTGATCGAGATCGTGTAGCCCAGGCGCTTGGCGAAGTCGATGAAGAACTGCCTCGACTGCGCGCCCTCGATGGTCATCCGCTCGACCAGGGCGACCTGCCGCTCGCCGATCGTCGACGGCCCCTTGTAGCAGGGGTCCGGCAGGCCGAAGTTCCGCTCCCAGTCCGGCAGGAGCTCGACCGTGGCCCGCGGGTCGCTCTCCCGCTCGAGCAGGTCAGCCGCGCGGCCGTCCACGAAGCCCCACACGCCGGCCAAGCCGTACACGACCTTCTGCAGGACCGTCTCGCCGTACCGCGGCCACGCGATGCCCTGCGGCAGGAGGTCGGCCAGGGCGGCGGCGTACTCCGGCTGACCCCGCCGGACGTGGCGGTCTCGCGGCAGCGGCTCGAGGCTCATTGGCGCCTGAACCTCTGCGTGCCGTGCGGCGACGACAGCAAAGTCGCGACCGTGCCCTCTGGCTCAGGCAAGCCGTGGGCTGCCGTGGTCGGAGGCGGCACGACGTACGTCACCGTCCCCAGGACTGCCAGGCAGCCGTTGTTCGGCATCGGGTGGTCGTCCATGGTCAGGGTGAACTCACTGGTGACGCGAGAGATCGCCTCGCTGACCCACGCTGCGTAGATCGTCTGCGCCTCGACCAGGACGCCGCTCTGGCTCCTAGCCGGCGCGGCGTTCTTCTCCAGCATGTCCGCGACCGACGCCTCGGTCTCAGCCCGCAAGCTCAAGCTGTCGTCGACCAGCTCCAGCGTGTAGTCGATCGGCTCAGGGACGGGCGCCTCGACGAACAGGTCCTTGACGGTGACGGGCCGCACGGTGTCGAGGTACGCCCTGACCATCGCGACGTCGTCGGTGGTCGGGAAGCCGCCCTGGTCCGCCCGCAGCACGTCCATCATGAACCGTACCGTGCAGGTGCCGGCGCCCATCTCCTGCGGCGCGCACCACGCGCGGGTCACGGCTGGGAACCGCTCAGCCCACTGGACGTAGTCGTCCGCGTCGCCGCCCATAGGCGGCTTCTGGATGCGGTCCAGGACCCGCGCCCGCAGGTCGTCGTCTGTCTCAGTGTCCGCCCCGCCGCCGACGAAGACGACGGTGGTGTTGCTGTCGACGCCGGGAGGCGGCGCGTTGAGGGTGACCGTGGCGCCGGCGTCCAGGTTGCCCTGCGCCCCCGGCGTCAGGGCGCGGATCGCGACCTCAGTCGGCCCGCTGCCGACGGTCATCTCCTCCAAAGTCTCGTAGTCGACGCCGAACGACGACAAGCCGCTCGAGATCGGGACGATGACCCCCGGGGTCCCCGTGACCGTGACGGTCCCCTGAGCCAGGGTCGCCATCTTGCGGCCCCTGGACCCGTCGGCGTTCGTCAGCCAGATGACGCCGTGGCGGTCGAGCCACTCAGTCTCCGCCGTGTCTGGCATCAGCTGGAGCGCCAGCCAGTCGACGTACTTGAGCACGAGGGCGGCCAAGCCGGCCATCGTGTCCGACATGATCCGCAGGACCTTGTTGCCGTACGCGGTCGCTCCTTGGAGCGCGACGGTGACGTTGTTCCTCACCATCTCCCTGGTCTGGCGGAGCGTCGGCGTGGCCCACGGCACCGGTCACTCTCCCATGATTGCGGCGTTCCACAGGTCCTGGAACTGCAGCTCGATCTCCATCAGCGGCCCGCGGTAGATCCGGACCAGCACGTCGATCCTCTCCACCCCGACCCGCACCGCCTTGACGTCGACCCTCGAGCAGATCTTCTTGGCGACCAGCGGCTGGACAGCCTCGCGGGTGTACTGCTCAGCCCTCTGGACGGTGTCGCCCTCCATGGAGTACGGGTCGCTGATCTTGGCCCGCAGGAGCAGCCAGTTCTTGGTCCCGACTGGCCAGCCGTCCCAGATCACGTCGGCCTCATAGTCGCCCCACCACCCGCGGCGGTCTACCGAGTCCGGGTCCGGCAGGACGTCGTCTGGTCCGGCCAGGCGGTCGGTCATCAGGGCCACCTTGACCAAGGTCGCCAGCTCCTGGGACTCGTCGAGGCTGCCGTCCGGCAGGAGCAGCCAGTCCGCGACCGTCTGCTCCATCAGCTGAGGCTGAACTACGACGACGTCGCCCGGCCGGCTGGGCCGGACGAACGGGACCTTGGTGACGACCCGGACGTCGGTCATGACCAGAACACGACCTTGAAGTTCCGGTCCTCGCTCTGCGGGACAGGGTTGTCCCGCGTGCCGCTGCGGATCTTGAAGTACCCAGTCGACTGCAGGCCAGAGTGCATCAGCACCCCGACGCCGGGCTCGCACGCGAGCATGACCTCCCTGCCGTACTCGTCGAACAGGTCCCAGAACGTGACGTTGTCGAACGAGATCTCGAACGTCACGTTCGCGGAGTCCCACTCACCAGGGGTGAGCACGTAGGAGGCTTCCCCAGCAGTAACGTCGAGCGAGTCGCTCAGGGACTCGCCAGCTGGGATGGTCAGCGGGACTATCTGCGCTTGCGCCATTCGCTCCTCCTATTGAGCCAGCAGCGGGTCCCCCGCGTCCGTCGTGCAGACATCAACCCCGCACAGCAGGTAGTTCGTCCCCGGCGATGGCGGTGGCGGCGGCGGCGGCGGCGGTGGGGGCGGCGGGCACTTCCAAGCCGGGTGGCACTTCAAGGTGTTCGTAGTCGGCCACTCGTCGTACGACCCTAGCTGCGCCAGCGCAACTGCGGCCGCAACCAGGACTAGGAGAGCCGTCAGCAGCCATCGCATATCAGCGGCGGCCCTGACGGGTACGGCGGCAGAGGCTCGACCCGAGACTGCCGCTCACCGAAAGGGGAGCACCTGGACCGACGGCAGGCCGAACAGGAGCGCCACGACCATGTACAGCGCGATCAGCGCTACGAGTGCGACGTAGAGGTGCTGGACCTGCTGCGGCGGCGTCCAGTTCAAGTAGCTCAAGATCCAGACGGCGACCGCCCCGACCAAGACCAGGATCACCACCACGATGGCGACGTTGATGAGCCCGAGGACTACGCCAGATATGGACACGGTGACCTCCTCACAGCTGCGCTAGAGCGCTCCCCCAGTCCCCCGGCCTCGCCTGGCGGCACAGCTTGACGTCAGGGTAGAACCGGTTGCCCAGGAACCTCCAGCTCGCCCAGTAGCTGAGCAGGCATGAGGTCCGCCGGTGGCCGATCGCCCCGACGACGTGGAGGGCCGCCGTGTCGACGGTGACCACCTCGTCCATCAGCGAGGCCAAGGCGGCGACGTCCGCGAAGTCCCTGATCTTCGGGACCGCGACGCCGCAGCTGTCAGCCTCGTCCTGGCCGTTCACCTGCAGGCTGTAGAGCCGGCCGCGGCCCCGCAG